TCCTATTGCACCTGATCCATCTGAGAAACAAGGAGATGATCCTCTTACTCCCACAGATCAGAAGTTTGCTACTCTTCAAGACTTAGCAGCAAACTATAGATTATTTGTAAACAGAGTTGAGCAGCAATTATACACTATTGGTGGAGGTGGTGCTGGATTCATCAAGGATCTTGATGATGTAAATTTTGATGCTACCAATAATGATTTATTGATATATGATGGAGATAATTCTAGATGGGTTGGTATTGCTTCTACTTCATTAGGAAGCAGCACTCTTACTGGATTAGATGATGTAGATGATTCTAATCTAGGAGATGGTAGATTTTTAAGATACAATGCTACAGAAGAGGAGTTTACTTTTGAACCAGTCTCTGCTACCAATCTAGAATTAATTGCTGGTGATATTCAGTCTGGTATATTAACTACTTCTGCTACAGGACAAGCAACTGTGATGTCTATTAGTGCATCCACTTATAGGTCTGCTAGTTATCAGATACAAGCAGTTCAAGGGTCTAATTATAATATGACAACCATCAATGTTATTCATGATGGCACTAATACATACATGAATGAATTTGGAACTCTCAACCAACCAACAGGTATAGCAACCTTCTCTACTGATATTAATAGTGGAGCATTAAGGTTGTTGGGATACCCTGCTTCATCTAGTTCCACCACCTTTAAAGTTATCTTTACAGCATTGCAAGTATAAAGAAATATAAATATTAAAGTAAATGATGTTTAAATATAATGATTTCCTTTAGAGAGGCTACTAAGTTAAGGTCTAGAATAGGAAATGTCATTGACGTTTATTTGTCTTGGAGAGGCAAAAACTACATGTTAAAAATGTTTTTCCCTTCAATCAAAAAACCATCACGCAGAGAAGTTCAGGATCAAGTGGTAAAAGTGTATCCTGGCGCAAAACTCTGGAATTACCAAGTTTCAACCTATGAACCAGGAGAACCACTCCTCCAAACAGGAGGATCAGCGTACTAAAGATTTAGAGAAAAAAGTTAAACAGTTAGAAAGAATTATAGATATGACTATAAAGACTAGAGATCATGATCTTAAGTTTGGCAAATATGAAATGATGTAGGAGGTTATCATGGCAGACAACATTTATCTAGGCAATCCCAATCTAAAAAAAGCAAATGTTTCTCAAGAGTTTACTCAAGAGCAAATACTTGAGTTTTATGCATGTAGAAATGATCCAATTTATTTTGCAGAGAAGTATGTCAAGATTGTAAGTCTTGATGAGGGTTTGACACCATTTAAACCCTATCATTTCCAAAAGAAGTTAATTAAAAACTTCCATGAGAACAGATTCAATATCTGTAAGATGCCTAGACAGACAGGTAAGTCTACCACCTGTGTGGCATATCTGCTACACTATGTTGTTTTTAATGATAGTGTCAATGTTGGTATACTAGCTAACAAAGCAGCCACTGCTAGAGAACTGCTAGGTAGGTTGCAAACTGCTTATGAGAATTTACCTAAGTGGATGCAACAGGGTATCATAGCATGGAACAGGGGAAGTCTAGAACTAGAGAATGGTTCTAAAATTCTTGCTGCTTCCACATCAGCATCTGCTGTTAGGGGTATGTCATTTAACATTCTATTCTTGGATGAATTTGCGTTTGTTCCTAACCATATTGCTGACTCATTCTTCAGTTCAGTTTATCCTACTATTACCTCAGGTAAGAGCACTAAAGTTATTATAGTCTCTACTCCTCATGGTATGAACCATTTCTATAGGTTGTGGCATGATGCTGAGAAAGCTAAGAATGAATATATTCCAACTGATGTTCATTGGAGTGAAGTGCCTGGCAGGGATGAGAAGTGGAAGAAATCTACCATTGCCAATACTTCAGAGGCACAGTTTAAAGTTGAGTTTGAGTGTGAGTTTTTAGGATCTGTTGATACTCTTATTTCTCCTAGTAAGTTAAGAGCACTAGTATATGATGAACCACGAACTAGAAGTGCTGGATTAGATGTATATGAGGTATCTCAACCAGATCATGATTATGTTCTGACAGTAGACGTAGCAAGAGGAGTTGGAGGAGACTACTCTGCTTTTATTGTCATTGATATTACAGAGTTCCCACATAGAGTAGTAGCAAAGTATAGAAACAATGAAATCAAACCTATGCTATTCCCTAATATCATATGGGAAGTAGCAAAAAGTTATAATGATGGATTTATATTATGTGAAGTAAATGATGTAGGAGATCAAGTTGCTTCTATTCTTAACTTTGATTTAGAGTATGAAAATTTATTGATGTGTTCTATGCGTGGTAGAGCAGGTCAAATTGTAGGTCAAGGATTTTCTGGCAAGAAGACTCAACTAGGAGTTAAGATGTCTAAGACTGTTAAAAAGGTTGGTTCTCTTAACTTAAAAACTTTAATAGAAGAAGATAAAGTTACTTTTAAAGACTATGAGATATTGAGTGAACTGACTACCTTCATTCAAAAACATAATTCATTTGAGGCAGAGGAAGGATGTAATGATGACCTTGCTATGTGTCTTGTCATATATGCATGGTTAGTAGCACAGGATTATTTCAAAGAACTTACTGATCAAGATGTAAGAAAGAGATTGTATGAAGAGCAGAAGAATCAGATAGAACAAGACATGTCTCCATTTGGTTTTATTATGGATGGATTAGATGATGAAACATTTGTTGATTCTGATGGAGATACATGGAAAATAGATAATGGTAGTTTAGAATTAGATAGATTAGCAGGAACACCTGGTTCTTGGAATGTTGATGAATATGGTGATCGTTCTTATATGTGGGATTATAAGTAGTGGAATTAGATAGTCAAATAAGACTAGGACACTTATTACTTTCTGATAGAAGGTGTAGAGTATGCAAAGAAACAAAAAATTTAATAGATGGATTTTACTTGACACGTAAAGATAGAGGGACATTGGCATCTGCTTATTCATATGAATGCAAAGTATGCACCATAAGAAGAATTGTTGATTCTAGAAAAAAATCAGATCCTCATACAGATTGGAACTATCCAGATTGGTAGTGTTCATGTATTGTTTCCCCAATGAAAACATAGAAAACAATAAATATTTTTAGATAAACTGAGACGAGGCTAGACGACATGGCGACTCCACAATTATCTCCTGGAGTATTAGTAAGGGAGGTGGATCTGACTGTAGGGAGAGCAGAAAATGTATTAGATAACATTGGCGCCATTGCTGGTCCATTTGAAATTGGACCTATAGATGAAGCTATTGACATTACAAATGAAACTGAGTTAATTAAAACTTTTGGAAAACCACTAGGAACTGATGCTCAATATGAGTATTGGATGAGTGCTTCATCCTTCCTTTCTTATGGAGGAGTTCTCAAAGTAGCAAGAACTGATGATGATGATCTAGTAAATGCTAATGGCAACAGATCTCATCAAGTTAATGTTACTGATCTTAAAATCAAGAACTATGATGATTACATAGCAAACTATGCTGGTGTAGGTCAAACATTTGGATATGCTGCTAAAACACCTGGTACATGGGCAAACAACCTTAAGGTTTGTACCATTGACAACCAAGCAGATCAAAGAATTGGTATAGGAACAACAACTGGTGTATCAGTTGGTATGGGTGTTAGTGTTTCACTTACTAATGAAATCATAGCAGGAGTAGGAGGAACTTCTGAGTTTACAGGACACATCAAAGGTATTATTACTGGACTTGGAGCAACAACTATTGATGTTAAGATAACCAATAGGGTTACTACTGCTGGAGTCTCAACTGATATAACTTATGCTCAAGGAGATCAAGCAAGGTCTATCATAGCAGGAAATAATATTAGTATTATTAACTCTTCTGCTACAGGTATTGCTACATTTGCCACTGTAGGTGGTAACTTTGTTAAAGATTGGTATGATGAGCAAACTCTTGGATTAACAAACTCAACAGTATTCTGGAAGGCAATTTCTCCTAGACCAGATACAACTGTATGGGCAAATGATAGATCTTCCAAGAATGATGGAATGCATGTAGTAGTTGTAGATGATCTAGGTGATGTAACAGGAATACAAGGTAATATTCTTGAGAAAAATTTAAACTTATCTAAAGCAACTGATGCAGTTTCTTCAGAAAATGCACCTCAGAAGATATTCTATAAAGATTGGTTAGCACTCTATTCACAATACATCTATGCAGGAGATGATCCATCAGATGGTTCAGATGGTTTTGTTGCTGCATCAGGTTTCAGTTCTGGTTATACTCCTATAACTACTGCATCTGGTGGATGGAATAGAAATGCACAAGGTATTACTTTCAATGTAGTTGGAAATAATACATACACACTTACTGCTGGTGCAGATTACTCTGCTACTGGTGGATTCCAAGCAACTCTTGGCAATCTAATCACATCTTATAACTTATTCTCTAATAAGGATGAGATAGCAGTTGATTACTTAATCATGGGACCTGGATTAGGTGGCATAAATGACTCTCAAGCAAAGGCAAATAAACTAATTTCTATAGCTGGTGAGAGAAAAGATTGCATGGCAGTCATTTCACCTCACAGAACTGGAGTTGTCAATATCACAAATACAGACACTCAAACAGACAACATAATTAAATTCTATAGTCCTTTATCCTCATCATCATACGCAGTATTTGATACTGGATATAAGTACATGTTTGATAGGTTCAACAACACATTCAGATTCATCCCAACCAATGGTGATGTTGCTGGATTGATGGTAAGAACAAGTGTTAATTCATTCCCTTGGTTCTCACCTGCTGGACAGCAAAGAGGAATCTTGAATAATGCAATTAAACTTGCATACAATCCAAATAAAGCACAAAGAGATCAACTTTATCCTCTTAGAATTAACTCTATAGTTAATCAACCTGGAACTGGTATTCTACTCTTTGGAGATAAAACTGGTTTGGCATTTGCATCTGCATTTGATAGAATCAATGTTAGAAGGTTATTCCTAACAATTGAACAGTCACTACAGAAAGCAGCAGAAGCACAACTATTTGAACTTAATGATCAGGTTACAAGAGCAAATTTTGTTAATATTGTTGAACCATTCCTAAGGGATGTTGAGGCAAAGAGGGGACTAAATGGTTTCCTAGTTATTTGTGATGAGACAAACAACACTCCTGATGTGATTGATAATAATGAATTTAGAGCAGACATCTTCTTGAAGCCTGCTAGATCAATCAACTATGTTACTCTTACATTTGTTGCCACCAGAACTGGTGTTAGCTTTGAAGAAGTAGCAGGTCGAGTTTAACTTATCATATCTAAATAACCAAAGGAGATTCTAAAAAATGGCAACAATCCCACAGAGAACTATTTCTCAATTTAAATCCAAACTGATTGGAGGTGGTACTCGCCCCAATCTGTTTGAGGTGCAAGTCAATTTTCCTGACACAGTAAACCTTGGAATACAAGGTGATGGTGATGGTCAATTTGATGGAGATAGATTTAGATTTTTATGTAAAGCAGCTCAATTACCTGCATCAAATGTAGGTGTATTAGAAGTTCCTTTTAGGGGACGTGTAATGAAAGTTGCTGGTGATAGAACATTTGACCCTTGGACTGTTACAGTAATCAATGATCAAGATTTTGGTCACTACAGAGCATTCCAAGCATGGGCTCAAAACATAGCACAGTATGGAGATTCATCAGGTTTAACTGATCCTTCATCATATATGGGACAAGCAACTGTATATCAACTAGGCAGAAATGTAACTAGTCAGCAAGGTTCTAATAGTCCTGCTACTGATAGTAATATTCTTGCTCAATATAAGTTTGTGGATATTTTCCCAAGCACAGTTTCTTCTATTGATCTATCATATGATAGTTCTGATGCCATAGAAGAATTTACAGTTGACTTCCAAGTACAATACTGGTTCCCTGAGGCAGCAGGTTCTGGAGCATAATAAATAAACATATAAGGTTAACTTTTAATAATGGCAAGGTTATTTGGATTTTCTATAGAGGATACTGAGAAGATATCACCTGGTGTGGTATCTCCAGTTCCTGAAAATAATGCAGATGGATCTGACCACTACTTGACTAGTGGTTTTTTTGGATCGTATGTAGATATAGAGGGTGTATACAGGACTGAATTTGATCTAATAAAAAGATATAGAGAAATGGCACTACACCCTGAGTGTGATAGTGCAATAGAAGATATAGTAAATGAAGCTATAGTATCAGACACTAATGATTCTCCAGTAGAAATTGAATTATCAAACTTAAATGCTAGTGATGGAATAAAGAAAAGACTTAGAGAAGAGTTTAAGGCAGTCAAAGATCTACTAGATTTTGATAAAAAGGCACATGAAATTTATAGAAATTGGTACATAGATGGTAGATTATATTATCATAAAGTAATTGATTTTAAAAAACCAGAAGAGGGAATAGTAGAATTAAGATACATTGACGCAATGAAAATGCGTTATGTAAGACAACAAAAGAAGCAAGATAAGGATGCAAGACTAGCAAATATCAATAATGACAATCCTATGGAATATGAATTTCCTGAGATTGAAGAGTATTTTGTATACAGTCCTAAGTCAACTTATCCTTCTCAATTGCCATCAGCTATGACTGGTGGAAACAAAGGAATTAAATTTACTAGAGATTCTATTGCATATTGCACAAGTGGATTAGTAGATAGAAACAAAGGATCAAACTTATCATACTTACACAAAGCAATCAAAGCAGTCAATCAACTTAGAATGATTGAGGATAGTCTTGTTATATACAGATTATCAAGAGCACCAGAAAGAAGAATTTTCTACATTGATGTAGGCAATCTTCCAAAAATTAAGGCAGAACAATACCTCAGAGATGTGATGATGAGGTATCGTAATAAGATGGTCTATAATGCTGACACTGGTGAGATTAGAGATGACAAGAAATATATGTCTATGTTGGAAGATTTTTGGCTTCCTAGAAGAGAGGGTGGTAGAGGAACTGAGATTACTACACTACCAGGTGGACAAAACTTAGGAGAAATTACAGATATCAAGTATTTTCAGGAGAAATTATATAAGTCATTGAATGTTCCTCCTAGCAGAATAGGTGGAGAAAGTGGTTTTAACTTAGGAAGATCATCTGAAATACTTAGAGATGAAGTTAAGTTCTCTAAGTTTGTGGGTAGACTAAGAAAAAGATTTTCTAATCTATTCAATGATATTCTTAAGACGCAACTATTACTTAAAAATGTCATTACCCCAGAAGACTGGGCAGTAATGAGTGAGCATATTCAATATGACTTCCTCTATGACAACCATTTTGCAGAACTCAAAGAGTCTGAATTAATGGCAGAAAGACTAACTATGGTAGCATCTGCTGAACCATATGTTGGTAGATACTTCTCACAAGATTATCTAAGACGTAAGATTCTTCGTCAAACTGATGAGGAAATTATTGAACAAGATAAGTTGATGAAGAAGGAGATTGCTGATGGGGTAGTTCCTGATCCAGCAATGATGATGGACCCCAACATGGAAGGAGGTTCTGGTGGTGATCTGGGCAAACCAGTAACAGAACCAGATTTAGAATCTCAAGGAGCTGCAACAGAAGCTCCAGAACTACCTAAAGGTGGAGAAATCTAATAAATAAACTGTAAGGATTTTAAAACAATGGATGAATTAATGGATATGATTACTCAGGATGAAAGTCCTTCAGGTATCAGTGATGCTATAAAAGATATGCTATATGCTAAGTCTGCTGAAAAAATAGGTGCTCATAAAGATAGTGTAGCAAACTCACTCTTTGGTGATAATGAACCAGAGACAGAGGAAGAAGCTGAACTACAACAGGATATACAAGATTACTCTGATAGAATTTCTGGAGATGATCAGAATGGAGAAGCAGAAGTAGAGTCTGAACCAGAGGATGAAGAATAATTATAAATAAATAAAATGATTCTGTATAAAGAGAATGACGCTTAGGACAGTTGGAGCAGGAACTTCAATAACTACTAGTGCAACATCTGCGCAGTCAGCACCAATATCTGGTAAATCTACTGCAATTAGAGTGGTTGCTACTGGACAAAATACACATGTTGCTATTGGAACTGGACCTACTGCAGCTGTAACTGACTTTATAATTTTAAAAGATAGTGCTGCTGTATTAGGATTTACTAATACATCTGCTAGGGTGGTTAGTTATACTAAAGGATCAACCACCATATTAGATTTTCCAGAAGGAACATCATCTCCATTTGGAGTAGGTGACTTTGTTAGTTTAAGTTGTTCATCTCAAACTGATTTTGATTTTACTCATAAGAGAGTAAAAACTGTATTTAATAGATCTGGTGCTCCAGACAGAGGACTAGGAGAAAACTTCTTTGGTCAAAGAATCATAGTTGAGCATAACAGTTCTGGAGTTAGTGGTACTTTTAATGATCCAGATGCAACTTTGAGAGCATCTCTTAAAGTAGCTGCTAGAACTGATAGTGGTTCTGGTAAAGTATACATTCAACAAGTTCAAATCACAGGACAAGCATAATGAAACTAATCAGAGAAGAGATAGAAACAGTTGAATTTATTGTTGAAAACAGAGGCGGTAAAAAACAACTGTACATAGAAGGAGTATTCCTTCAAGGAAACATAAAGAACAGAAATGGTCGTATGTATCCTATGGAGACTCTTCGTAGAGAAGTTTCTCGTTATAATGAGAATCATGTGGCATCAGGTAGAGCACTTGGAGAACTGGGACATCCAGAGGGTCCAACTGTTAATCTTGATAGAGTATCTCACAAAATTACTTCACTTAAAGAAAGTGGTTCTAATTTTGTAGGTAAAGCAAAAATCCTTTCTACCCCAATGGGTAAAATTGCATCTTCATTGATAGGAGAAGGTGTAAAGTTAGGTGTTTCTTCTAGGGGTATTGGTTCACTGAAGCAAACTCGTGAAGGAATTAATGTTGTAGGTGAAGACTTTATGTTAGCAACTGCAGCAGATATAGTGGCTGATCCTTCAGCACCAGATGCATTTGTATCTGGTATCATGGAAGGAAAAGACTGGGTATGGGATGGAGGTATTCTTCGTGAGAAGTATGCTGAAAAAACATACAAAACAATCAACACATTAGTTGATCAGAAAAAATTAGATGAACATAAGTTGAATCTATTTAATGATTTCTTATCAAACTTATAATTTATCTAAATAAATATAGTTTAAGTACTCGGTAATCAGAGGGTTTACAAATGTCTCGTGGAGATTTACAAGAAATGGAAGTAGGCACTAACCAATCCAAGACTGCAGTTAATGCTAATGCAAAAGCTGGAGATCCTATGCCAAAACTAACTACTGGTGGAACATCAGTAGGTTATGAGGATCTGGGTGGTCCTACACCAGAAAATTATAAACCAGATGATGACTCTGCGAAGATCAAAGAGCCTAAGATTAAAACAGTAAAGGATGTGGTTAATAGTGGTGCAAAATCAGGTGTTCAATCTGGTGATGTACAACCTGGTTCAAAACTATCAAATGTTCCAGAAGAAGTAGAAACAGAGGAGCAAGAGATAGTGACAGAACAACCAGAAACAGTAGAAGAGGACACTGTAGAAATTGACATTGAAGCTGATGTCAATGCTCTCCTTGGTGGAGAGGAGTTATCTGAAGAGTTCAGAGAGAAAGCAAAGACAGTTTTTGAGGCTGCTTTAAATTCTAAAGTATCTGAACTTAAAGAAGATTTGCAATCTGCATATGAAAAGCAGTTTGCAGAAGAGGTAGAGGCAACTAAGACTGCACTTGCAGAAAGAGTTGACCAATATCTTGAGTATGTTGCTGAAGAGTGGTTCGTTGAAAATGAACTTGCTATTGAGCATGGACTCAAAAATGAATTGACTGAATCATTCCTTAGTGGAATGAAGGGTCTTTTTGAAGAACATTATGTATCAATCCCTGAAGATAAATATGATGTGCTAGAAAGCATGGTAGAAAAACTAGATGACATGGAGACCAAGCTCAACGAGCAAATAGAGAAGAATGTTTCATTAAATGGCAGACTTGCTGAGTCTGTTGCTGATGGAATTCTTGACTCAGTTTCTGATGGCCTTGCTGCCACACAGAAAGAAAAGCTCGCCTCACTTGCAGAAAGTGTTGAGTTTGAAAGTGAAGGTCAATATCGTGAAAAGTTGGAGACATTAAGGGAATCTTATTTCCAAAGCAGTTCTCCAAAAGCAACAGGAGAAACAATTTCTGAGACTGTAGATCATACACAGGGAGATGTCTCTGGGTCAATGGCTGCATATCTTAAGACATTGCAAGCAGTTGCTAAGAAATGATTTTAGTATTTTAATCAAACACAACAAGAGGTAAACGCAAATGTTCAATGCTGAACATCTGCAGGAAAAGTGGGCTCCTTTGCTTAATGCAGAGGGTGTTGATGAGATCAAAGATCCTCATCGTAGAGCAGTCACCGCTGTCCTGTTAGAAAACCAAGAAAAGTTTTTAAGAGATGAGCAATCATTCTCTCAAGCTGGAACTATAAACGAAGCAGTTCCAACAAACCACGCAAACACAGCTGGTAATTCAGGTGGTTTTAGTGGTAGTGCAAACGCTGCTGGTCATCAAGCTGGTTTTGACCCTGTTCTAATTTCTTTAATTAGACGTTCAATGCCTAACTTGGTTGCTTATGACCTAGCTGGTGTGCAACCAATGAGTGGTCCTACTGGACTAATCTTTGCAATGCGCTCCAAGTATGACAGAATGGGTGGCAGTGAGACCTTCTTTGATGAAGTTGATACTGCATTCTCAGGTCAGTCTTCAGGTAATGACCTAACATCTGGATTCTCTGATGTTACAGCTGGTTTAGGTACAACTGAACAGTCTGGTACTAACCCTGCTGCACTTAACCCTGTAGGATCTGCTGCTTCTACTGGCTACGATGTAGGTCAGGGAATGGTCACTGGTGACTCTGAAGCTCTTGGAGATGCTGCTGGTAATCACTTTAACCAGATGGCATTCGCCATTGAGAAGGTTACTGTGACTGCTAAGTCCAGAGCACTCAAGGCAGAGTACAGTTTAGAACTAGCTCAAGACCTTAAGGCAATCCATGGCTTGAATGCAGAAGCAGAACTTGCTAATATCCTCTCTACTGAGATCCTTGCTGAGATCAACAGAGAAGTTATTAGAACAATCTATAAGATTGCAGAGCAAGGTGCTGTAGAAAACGTAGCAAGCAATGGTGTCTTTGACCTAGACATTGACTCCAATGGTAGATGGTCAGTTGAGAAATTCAAGGGTCTTCTCTTCCAGATTGAAAGAGATGCTA